CCTGATAATCTTCGTCAGGAGTAAAACCTTGCCGCCATAACTCCACTTCCGAAATGTGCTTTTTCATTTCTGTTCTCCCCTTAACTTCAATATCTCTTGTAATCTTATTATGAATTCCTGACGGTCCCTTATGCCTGATTCTCGTGACATTGCCTTCATAATTGATAATCTATCTCCAATCAATTTAAACCCCGTTATTTCCCTCATCATTTGTAATATTTCCTTTTCTGTGTCTAAAATATCCTGCTTAATTTCTGATGTGGGTATGTGTGCGTTGATATCACTCATCTTTTCTCACCCCTTAATATTCGCTCTTTTGCATTTGGATAAATCTTTTCATACTCAGGATTTACATTTCCTAATGTGTATCTTGTCCCCGACTTTAGGAGTAAATCCTTGCCGCCATAACTCCACTTCCGAAATGTGCTTTTTCATTTCTTTTCCTTTCTTGGATTTATAGGTAATTTCATCCAATGCGTGGCTTGTAAAGACAGCAATATATCACCCTTACTTTTCCAGCGATTATGTACTATATCCCAATGTACTAATTCCTTCACCCCTCCTTGACGCATATTGCATGCCACAAATTCAGTACCATCTTTTGGCGCTGATTCTATTAATTCCCACATATATCCTCCCTTACAACTACCGACAACTCCTCAACAGCAGCCTCGTAACTACGCTCCTGTATCCCTTGCTCCTGCCCCCAGCGCCAACAGTAGCCCAACGCAAGAAACACTATCGCTGTGATAAATATCCACCCGAACCAGTCAGCTTTCTCGCTTGTCATATCAGTATCCATATCAGCCATAACACCCCCCATACAATTACGCCGGATACCGCCGCTCCGGCTATGAGAAAGCCTATTGCCTCCCTGTATGATTCAAACATGCCTGATTTCATGGAGCCTCTCCCTTAAACGTCTTCAGCGACTCCTCCAACGTATCGTGTTTACCCTGCAATAGGCCCTGCTGGTATATGTTTTCGCAGGAGGCCCGGATCAACTCAGCCTCCTCAGATAGATGTGTGTCAGGGAATTTAGCAGCCAATGGCGCAAACTTAAATATCAACGCCTCTATTACCATGTCCTTATTTGGTGTCATGGTTTATTCTCCTTACAGAAACATCTTGCCAATCTGCTTTTACCGTCCTTTATGGTTGTCAATTCCACGTCATACCCTGACATAAGGTATCCTGCTACATCCTTAGCCATATATTTATTCTCCCCTGTCGTCATTGCAACAACACACCCACAAGGCTTTTTGCCTATATATGCCGGGTCATCGTCGTAGTCACTCATCCCAAATCCTCCCGTGTATACTCCCTGCCGCAGACCTCGCAGAACCAAAGCCATTTATCCGCCCTGATTAGCTTGCTGTTGTCTACCGGGCAGGTCATAAATTCCCAGCCCTTCTGCTCCTGATAGCCCCTGACGCTACCCATACCGCCAATGTTTTCCTCGTCCTACTACAGGACTGTTTCCTGAGCCAACGCCGAAACCGCCATTGCTTGATAAAATTAATCATGTAGACCTCCACAAACAAATAGCCACAGGAAGAGACAAACCAGTAAGAGTTGAGCAAACTGGTCTCGGAGCATTGCTGACATCCGACTTCCTGTGGCTATTTCTTTTTAGAGTTTTTAGAGTTTTTTGCAGCATACCTTACCTGTCCGTTCAGTATTGGCGTAAATTTACCAAAAGTTATTCACATTGTCAAGATAATTTTACTTTAAATACTTCAATGCCATCCTTTGTCCATATTTTCCATAACATACATATTTCGCATCGCCTTTGAGAATAACCATTTTCGAGCATTTTCACCACCCAGTGTGCCCGTGGGAAATATCCCTCTGGTTGCTTAATATGCTTACATTTCTTTTTCTTCATCTTCATATATCTTTTTTCCCATACGGCAAACATTCCATCAGCAGGTACAGGTTCATACAGAAGTTCTCCAACCATTCCGGGGTTACATCATCCTCGATCACCGTGACCTCGAAATACTTTCTGTCCTTAGTCTTTAGCTGTATCTCAGGCCGACACTCTATTACCCCATCATGTAAATATACATACACCGTGATGAAAAATAATATCATACTCCCCTCATGGAAGCCCTTCTGCACAAAGTACGGTGTTCCCTTGAGCTTCATCTGTGCCTCAGACTCCCATTCCCTATATCCCGCTTTCAGGTACTTCTGATATAACTTGTCCTGCTTCCAGTCCATTCTCATTCCTCCATACCAGGTAACACATCTTATCACGCTGGTAGAACCGGCAGAACTTCACGCTCCAGCCTTCGGTCAGGTATGCTTCAACTTCTGTGCTGTCTATGTATTTTACTATTATCGCCATATATCATTGTCAAATATTTTAAGTTGTTTCCTATGCTCAATTAACCGTTTTACCGCACCGTCAACGTACTCCTCATCTAACTCATAAGCCGTTAGCTCAAAACCTAAGTTGTCACAGGCGATAGCCGAACTGCCTGAGCCTAAATGCGTATCAAGTATCCTGTCTCCTGGCTTGGCGTAGTTTGTTAATAGCCATTCGTATAGTTTGACAGGCTTTTGAGTGGGATGGATACGTGTCTCTTTATTTTTCATGTCATCTTGCAACATCCCGCTCCATCTAAACCTGAAATTTCTAACCGCAGTCTTAAAGCTCGTCCATGCAAGTTCGCTATCTGCAAAATCAGAGTTACCTGTAACTTTATCCCAAACAATCCAGCATGAGCTTGGCTTTGCTATTCTGTCAATAAAATGGTTCGCCCCCCAAACAATCTGATTCTTGCTCACCCGTTGCAGTTCGTTAAAATACTCAACGGGCGGAGCGTACTTATCACCACCTGCAAATGGCTTATAATCTTTTGCTACTGCCAGTTTCCCCCTACTTGCATTTCTGTCTCCATTTTCGCCTATCCCATACGGCGGGTCAACCAAAGCCAACTCAAATGCCTTATCCGGCATTAATGCCATAGCCTCTAAACAATCTGCTTGATAGATTTTTATACCCTTTTCGTTATATTTCTCAATTATCGCCATTTCCTTTCTAATCCCTTAATCCACCCCTGACCGTCACCTGAGTATGCTTCTAAGCCTGAAAGTACCTAAAAAGTGCCTTTCTGACCTCCTGAGAGGGTTTTTATAGCGTACCTCAGCGGTACTTTCTTGTTAAATGTTTATATATCCGGTAATCCATCGTACATATTTCATATATTCCTCTTCCCTGATAATGCCAGCGGGAATTAATTTCTTTGCCTTTTCATAATCTTGCCAGCTCACACTGTTTTTCTTAATACCTGATCGCCGTAAACTGTCTAAAAACCGCAATTTGATATTATTTGTCCTGATAACTTTGCTCATTACATACCTCCACAAGATATTTGCCTTGTTTTTGCAAGTAGATTTTCTTTCCCATTACTCCAAATCGCCTGTTTTTAGCTATTTTTAAAACAGCCTGATTATCAGTGCCTTTCCTGCGCCATACAAATAATACATTATCGGCCTCACATCCCACCATTGCCGAATCTCTCAA